ATAACCAAAGCCGTATCGCTTGGCAGATGAAGCGTGCAGTCGAACGCTATGCACGCAAGGAGAAGGCTAACAAGTCTGGCTATCAGTTAAGTGATGAGGCTTACTACGATACCTTGATGCTTGGCCAACTACTACCCTTTGTTATCTCATCTATCGTAAGTGGCACAGTACTAGAGCAGGCACAAGAGATGATTAAAGATGGTCTGCCGCGAGGATCATCTAGCCCAGCAGAAGGTGGCAACCTGCTTGCTAGCCTGATAGATATTAAGAAAGCCTACCTAGAATTAGATGAGAAGGATCAAGTGGCACTGCGTATGCGTCACTATGAAAACGCTACCCTGCACCAGATTGCAGCCTTCCTAGAGTGTGCAGTCTCTACTGCTGATCGCAGATGTACCAACTCTCTCCGCAGATTGCAGGAAAAACTAGGCGGGGAGACTCCGTTCCGATGAAAGAACAAGAACTATTTGACCATCTCAAAGAGAGTATGTACCCTGACCTAGAGCGTAGCCCTGGAATCTATGATTCCTTTGACTGCATCAGCGCTAAGGCCGGACACTACATCGAACTCAAGTGTCGCTATACACACTATGATACACTACTCATTGAAGAGATGAAGTATCGCAAGCTCATCACGCAGTCAGCAGAGCGTGACCTTGTTCCCTTCTATATTAACTCTACTCCGCTTGGTATCTACTCCTTTGATCTGATGGATATTCCAGAGCCAGAGTGGGTTACTCATCGTATGCCTGCTACCTCAGAGTTTGCTAACAAGTCCAAGGTTAATAAGTTGGTAGGTTACTTAGATATAGAAGAGGCAGTGAAGTTATGATCTACGCTTTCAAGTGTGACTGCGGTAGCACCAGAGAGATCGAGCAGTCTATTCACGCTGAGATCATCAACCCTATTTGTACTGACTGCCACCAATCTATGTCTCGCAGCTGGTCCTCTCCCGCCGTCACCTTCAAGGGTCCAGGGTTCTATAGTAACGGTGGATAGAAAGCACTAACCCCCACCGGAAAGAGGTTAACGGTGAGGGCTAGTACTTCCGGAAGGAGGGCAGTTAAATAGTATCACAGATATTCTGGATGATCCATTCAACTACTGGTACTGCAACTGCGTTGCCCATCTGCTTATAGCGAGCAGAGTCTGACTGCCCTGCTGTCCAGTCATCAGGAAATCCTTGCAATCTCTCACACTCTACTGGTGTTAAGCGGCGTACTTTAGAGTCATCTAATGCTGCCATTCCTGCTCCTCCTTTCCTTAAAGTAGGTGATGCTATTTCGCTTGGTTGGGGATCAAGTCCTTGTGTATGACTGAAAATCATAGGCATATTATTTCCTCCTGTACCCATACGGGCTTGTAGTGTGTTGATAACTCCGCCTTGTATTCGTATATCATCTACTCGATTCCCATAGAAAATAATAACTTTTGATTGGATATTAGTTTCAATAGTCATAAATGTCCCGTGTCTTTTTATTCTTCGTGAACCACAAGTTTGTTCTCTGCAACATACTGGTTGCCTACTCCCTTATAGTCCCGTGCTTGAAGTGTTCCCACTATTGGGTTGGTTATCACAACGTGTCCATTATTAGCGTCTTGATTTACTACTGTTCCGTGATGGTATAACTCTGCCGGTATGCAGTTAGCTATTTCTTTTCCACTACCGAGAGCAACGCTTGTGTCAGAACTGGTGGCAATTCCTTCCCACGTTTGGTTGCTCTGCGAAGGATCCCTTCGCAAGCCCTCGGACTTAAAAAGTATTTCGGCAACGCCTCTGTCAGTAGAACGTCGGCCAACGATGAAGACACGACGCCTTCGCTGGGGTACTCCGAAGTGTTGAGCATCAAGCACCCTCCATCCAAGAGAATACCCGAGGTCGGCCATCGTTCCGATGACGACTCCAAAATCTCTTCCTTTGTTACTGGATAGCAGACCAGGTACGTTTTCAATGACGAAGTATTCGCTTTGCGTTTCTTCCACAAGTCTTGCAATCTCCCAGAATAACCCGCTTCTTGCGCCAGCAAGACCAGCCCTCTTGCCAGCAACGCTGAGGTCTTGGCAGGGAAATCCTCCTGTAATAATTCCTGTGCTTGGTGTAAATCCTGCATTTATTAGATCCTTTCCCTTGACTGTAGTTACATCTGTAAATTGTGTTGCTTCTGGGAAGTGCTTAGATAGCACCTCGTTGCATTTGGGATCTATCTCTACCGAAGCAACGACCTTTACTCCTTGTCGCTGCATAGCCAAATCGAACCCCCCTACTCCTGCAAATAAACTAACTCCGGTCAGCATCAGTACCACCTTTAATAAATAATACCCAGTGTGTTCCCATACGTTTACCTGAAGGATGCCCCAGAACTGGTTTGTAAGGAGTAAGAGTAAGGATTTCTTTTAGTGGGATAGATACTTCATTCCACTTAAAGATTAAAGTACCTTCATTTTGTAGCACTCTAAAGCACTCAGCAAATCCTTTGGTCAAATCATCTTTCCAGGTTTCTTTGTCTAACACTCCATACTTCTTCCGCATCCAAGACTTCTCGGATAGGTTGAGCATATGAGGTGGATCAAATACTACTACCTTAAATGTTTCGTCTGGATAAGGGATGGCACGAAAGTCCATTACCTCATCTGGTTCTATGTGGATAGTCTGCCCATTGGTTAATAGGTGAGTCTCTTTCACCCGTATATCACCAAAGAGAACACGCTCATCCTTCTTATCAAAGTAGAACGATCTCATTGAGGATGCTGGATCTAGTATAAGTTTCATTCAATACCACCCTCTTCGATCAGAGTGTTTGAGAGCGCTGCAGAAATTTCCTCGATAGCGGTGTTCAACGTATCGTATAGCGTGAAGGATTTGTAGTTCAGGTTTTCGACTGCGCTCTCTAAGGAGTTGAGCAATTCCGTAAGCTGATGATTTTGGGTTGTCTGCGAGATGGTCAAGCCTACTCTCACGGGTCCAAAGGGTGATTGCACATCTTCTCTGAGACTGATCGTATCCGAGTGCTCGGAGGTAACTAATGATAAGTGCCTTGTTTTCACGCTTCTCCTCCATTGTTGCCTTCGTCTGGACCGGAGCTGGCTTGCTCACTCCCTCTTCCACCCGTAGGTGATGAGCTGGAGTCAAGATCCATAGACTGACTAGTACTGCCATCAATATCGAGCCACTTCTTACCCATCTGCTCATCTACAATTTTCTCCTGTTCGAGTAGTTCCTTGTATGTCTCAGGGTAAGCAGTAGCTAGGCGTGTCATCGCCCTATCTCTTGCTCGCCGGTAGTTGCGCTGGCCTACCGCACCACGCTTGGCAGTCTCTATTCTTCTAGCGATCTCCGTCATTGATCTTCTCCTCCGTAACTATAAGTGCATAGGTTATCAGTAATACTATGATGATCCCGATAGTAAATCTCATCAGTCTAGTCCGTAATAATCGTAGGTTCTTGCCACGATATCGGTAATATCTATCGGTCTACCGACCATATAGGCGTCCTCCTCGTCACTATCCCAAGCGGATACCAGGATTCGACCATCCTGATTGCCTTTGAGCCACCAGATAATGGCCTCGCCCTCATTGTTGCCGCCCCATAGGGCTACGCCTTGCTCGTCAGTAACCTCATAGAGGTTGATGAGATCATATTCTTTAGGATGAAAGCTACTCATTGCTCTCCTCCCATCCCCAAGACACGCTATGGCCAGCTCTTTCATATGCTTCCACCGTTGCCCCGATAGGGATAGTTAAGGGTAGCGTTGCAAACTTTCTACCCGTTGCCTTATCAAAGATAATAAACCCCGTCACCTTACTCACTCTCGCCCTCTTCTCTCTTCTAAGTAGTTGATAAGGTTGATCTCCTCTAGCGCACGAATCATCCGCTTGAGGTTCTTCACTCCCTCTTCACTATCGCCATTAGTTAGCTGCTCTTGCGCTAGATTGCTGCATAGATCAGCCTTAGCCACTAGATATTCTTTATTCATTAAACACTCCCTCCAGTTTGATCTGATATTCCATAGGTTCATCAAGCGGCAGGCCACACTCCTGATCTAACTTCTGCAAGGCAAAGCGTTTGGCCTCATCCTCATTGTCTGCATATATGACGGTAGTGATATTAAATAGGTCATATACAAGCGTTATTGTGTAATCTTTCATTTACTCGCCCTCTTTTTCATCTAAGGAATTAGCAATACGATTTAGACTTTTCATAATTGAGTACATAATCCCAATCATCTCTTGCTCGTGCTCCTTATTCATTTACTTGCCCTCTCTCTCATAGTGTGGTTGCTCTGGCGCACAAGCTACGCAATATGGCTTGGTATCGCCCTCTAATTTTCCATCTATGGTTGCCCATAGAATGTCATCTTCCTCATAATCTTGCAGACACTTCGCACACGTGTACCAATTCCCTCTATCAAAGGCCGGATCAACGGCGTAATAGTAATCGCTCACTCTTTGCCCTCTCTCTCTTCCGCTATAAGTTCCTCTAAATATTCAATAGCTACCTGCCTGGCGTCAATGTAGCCGGTGCCTACAATAAATTTAGGCGGGAATAGTCTCGCCTTTAGCCCTTCTAATTGCTGCCGAGGGGTCATATTTGCCACCTCTCCTAGCGTGTATGCGTATGGCATTACTCTCTCCCTTCACAAGCGTCACAATCAGGCTCAGTTTCGTTGCGCTCAGTTTCATAGTCTATAAGAGCACCGTCTAACCCTTCTCCACAAAGTAGGCAGACCGATAGCCCATTCTCTAGTACCTTCATCATTACTCGCCCTCTCTCTCTTTAGATTGTTTACTTTCTGCCCTTACTCTTAGGAGCAGACTACCACACTCTCCCCTATACATTGAGAGAGTGCGATAGTACGCCACCAATCTACAAGCCCACGCACTTCGCCATAGTTCCCCAACAGAATCGGCTGCCGGTCCACCAAATGCGCCCCGATAGCCAAAGAATGAGGGCAATCCCTGCCCCAATCGCTAACGCCCTAACGATCTTTCCGCGCCTTGTGAGTTTCATAGTGCGTTCGCCAATTCAATAGCGATCTCATCGAGATAAGACTGACCAATCTCGCGCCAGTTCACACGATAAAGGGATCCAATATCGGTAAGCATTGTCCATAGCCATTGACCACCCGTAACGCTCTCAAAGGTAAGAAGATCTTCTTCCACCCAATTTTTTAGCACTTGTCCTAGTTCGTAAGCCTGATCGTAGGCGCGAGCATATTCCCACGCGATTTCGTTGAGAGTTGGATTGTTGTCCAAATGCAATTTGGTAGCCCAAGTTTCGCGGTTAGTCCAGCCGTTGTATTCTTCCGTCACTTTCTTACCTCTTTCTATAGTTACTGACCTCGTCAGGCACCGATTAACGGCACGACTCCCGTGAGGGAGTTTCGGTCTATTTGGTGAGTTCTTTTATCTCGTCTTCAGTCATAGTTTCAAAAAGAATGAGAGAAATGGCCTCATTCATAGCGTTCTCCATATTTACCCAATTCTGAGTTTCATCCCACCAAAGTTCATTTTTACATTTCTTTTGCATTTGGTCGCAAATAGAAATACCGGCGTTCTCGGTTATTGACCAGACAAGATCAACAAATGCGGAGTGCTGAGATACGCAGGCAAAACAATAGTTTTCACAATTACAATTTTTAAGCATTTATCTATCCTCTTTCTTTAGCTGATCTCGTCAGGTGACGCGTTACGCCACGACCCCAAAAGGGGTTTCGATCTATTTATATTGGCAAGCAACACAAGGCATATCCGTTCCATTGTCGCAATCTTCGCAGACCTCATCGGCTAATTCTTTTTGCTTGTTAAGAATTGAAATTACATTTTCTAATTGTTTAGGTGAGATATGCTGCGGAACATATTCGGTGCAGTTGTGCAGTTCTAATTCGTTGCGATCAGTTGTAATGAATTCGCATTTCATACATCCACCGCGAAATTTCTTTTCGTTGTTCATTTTCTCCTCTTTTCTTTGGGTCTTTCCCAATGGCTTAAAAATACCACACACTCCCCCATATTTGGAACATTGAAAGGTGCCCGAGTTTGGGCAGCAACCGGCACCGAACTGCCTGCGATTTTATACTGGCTGGTAAGTTACCAGGCAGGGTAGTTCGGTAACTCGAGATTTATCCGAGCCGATAGTTCGGGCAGCCGAAGGGGACTGGGGTTGATTGGTGAGGGATTGGCACCGGTAGTCGGTGCAGATATTAAATTGAAAGCATTAGGGGATGAGGGCAGACCGCGCCAGAAGTGGAGCCAGCCCCCATAAACTTACTGGACATAACCGCGCCCCGTGTCCAATCACTACCGCAGGGCAAGGCCGTACCGCGCAGAAAGACGGCACCCCCCGTTGCTGAATTTTGTGGCGCCGGTATATATAGTCCCCAACAAAAAATATTTGCTAAAGTGAAGCTGAAAGTGGCTCTGAACAGGACTTTTACCGTGTGTGACTAACGTCACAGAATTAAA